CACAGGAGCGGGCAGGTGGATTGCCTGCTGCCCGCATCACGAAGACAGGTCGCCGTCGCTGACCATCAGCGAAATTGACGATGGACGCATCCTGATTCACTGTTTTGCGGGCTGTCCACCGAATGACATTCTGGGCAGCATAGGACTAACGTTTGATGATCTGTTTCCCGAAAAGCTGCCCGCAGATCACAAGCGGCTGCGACGGCCATTCAACGCGCACGACATACTCGCTGCGCTAGCCTTTGAAACCAGAATCGTAAAACTCGTCGCTGCTGATATGGCGGCAGGAAAAGACATTTCCGCTGTCGACCGGCAGCGGCTGAATCAGGCATCCAAGCGCATTGCGCAGGCCGAGAATTACGCCAATGGTCAATAGGGCAGATCGGGGCAATGACGCATTGGACGCGGCAATCGCGGCCAAGCCTCGCGTGTTCGGCCCAACGGCGAAGCTGGATGCGTTAAAAGCGCTGTGGCGCGCTGGATTGCCGCCTGGTGATAAGACCGGGTGGCCCAGTGTCGACAAACACTACACGGTGGCTCCTGGGCAGTTTACGGTGCTCACCGGATGGCCGGGGGCCGGTAAATCTGAGTGGCTGGATGCGTTGCTCATAAATCTTGCGCGCCAAGGCTGGAAAACGGTTTATTTCAGTCCGGAAAACTCGCCGGTAGAGTTGCATATTTCAAAGTTGCTGGAAAAAATGTCCGGCAAGCCGTTCGGGCATGGGCCAAGCGCCAGAATTGACGAAGATGAACTGGCCGAATACGTCGACGAGCTTGAACAGTCTTTCGGCTTTATAGAATTCGAGTCCGGCGCATTGAGCGCGCATGGCGTGATCGAAGCGGCAACCCCTTGGTTGAACGCTCAACCTGACGGTACAAAGCGTGGACTTGTCATCGATCCGTGGAATGAACTTGGGCATTGGCGACCCGCTGGATTATCGGAAACTGAATACGTAAGCCAGACGCTTTCTTTTGTGCGTGCGTGGGCGCGGACCAACCGCGTGCATGTGTGGATCGTGGCGCATCCGCAAAAGGTGCCGAGGGATAACGGCAAACTACCGGTACCGCGTCCGGATATGATTTCAGGCTCACAGCATTGGTGGAATAAGGCCGATTGCGCAGTGACTATCTGGCGCGATCCTGAGCAGCCGAATTCTCCTGACGTCGACGTGATTGTGCAGAAAATCCGCTTTAAGCATATCGGCCGGCCCGGCGCCATCACACTTAAATACGACAAAATCAACGGGCGTTATCACGAGCCTATGCAGTCCAATCTTTACGCCGTTGGCAGGGATGGCGAATGATGGCGGACAGGATATTGCGCGATGAACTTTTCGAGTCCGTAAGATGGCTCGATTTACCCAGTGATACGCACCGGCTGGTTTACATTGGCTTGGTATCCACGCGCGCGGATGATTACGGCAACCTTGAAGGCGGCCCGCGTCGGCTGTTTCGTTGGATGCACTCGTTCTCGCAGATCAAAAGCGACACCGACAGCATAAAAATAATGAGTGATTTGGCCGACGCTGATATGGTGCGGCGTTATGAGGTCGACGGACAGGAATATTGGCATCTTCCAAGGTTCAAAAACTCCCGCAGGTACTGGGCCAGAAAGTGCCCAAAGAGTCCATTTATAGAGCCGGCCATTGAGCCTAGCTCGGCCCAAAAAGGCCGCATGGCCGAGATGTCCGGCGGACATGGTGACAAAAATTTACTCGAAAAAATAGTCAATAAAAATCAAGTAGATACAAAAAAACCTAACACAGGGATACCGCAGACCTCACGTAGCCCTACAAGAGGGGTTGGGGTTGGGGTTGGAGTAGATCTTAAGTACCTTGGCCGAACTGCGTTCGACCGATTCTGGAAGGCCTACCCACGGAAAGTCAAAAGACCGCGGGCACTCAAGGCGTTTGAAAAACTCAGTCCCAATGCCGAACTTCTGCAGGCGATCGTAAATGCCGTGGAACGCGCTAAGGCATCGGACGAGTGGCGCCGCGACAATGGCCAATACATCCCGCATCCCGCAACATGGATTAACGATCGGCGATGGGAAGACGGCGAGGACTCTAAACTTCCTGCCGAAAACCGCATGGGAAAATTCGTCATATGACCCGCGACTTCACCAGCGCAGAGGCGGGGCAGATTTGACCAAGTGGCAGCAGCTAACCATCGATCTGCTGAATGCGGGTTTTAATGGTTTTGTGGGAATCCTGTTTTGGGCAGGTAGTCAAGGCAGTAAAAATCGATTTGTAGCCACCACAGCATGCCGCCATCGTGTTTCTACGGCATGGGTAAGGGGTGGGTAGCCAAACATCAGGAATTTAACGCTTATGAACGCCACCGAAGTCATCAATCAAATCCTGACAAAGAAAACGATCTACTACATCGCCAAGGTGATGCGGCTTGAGCACGTGCAGGTGAAGCGCATGTGGAAAACAGGCCGCTGCCAGCCATCGCAGCTACGCCAGCTTGAGCGCATCAGCGATGATGTTTCAAGGGAAACAGTACAAAACGTTAGTAACGAAACGTCCCTATCTCATCATGTAACTTTTACAAATAGCGCATAACATGCTGATCCAGCGGTCTTAGCTGCTGTTTTTAAAGTTCCCGCCGAGTGCGGGTTTTTTTATTTGTGCGGTCAAATATTTAAAGGTTTCTACGAGTGGAAAGCGGTGGCCAGCCTGGAAACAGAAATTCTGCTGATGGCAAAGCCTACGCACAGCAACTAAAGCGCGCATTAGCTCACCTCTCTGGCCTCGATTACGAGGCAGGGCTTTTTATGATTGCGCAGGGCGTTGTAAAGCGCGCGCTTACCGAACTTGCGGACGCCAAAGAAGTCGCTGACCGCATTGACGGCAAACCGCCGCAAGCCATCACAGGCGCTGACGGTGGCCCTCTCGTCGTAATCGCAGCACAAGCGCACGACGAAAAACTGTGAGCGCATTCAAGCTCACGGCGAAGCAGGAAGAAGCGCAAGCGGTGTGCGCTAGTGACGCGACTCACATCATGCTTTTTGGTGGATCACGCAGCGGCAAAACATTTCTGCATGTGCGCAACGTTGTAATGCGCGCATTGAAGGCTCCTGGATCACGTCACGCCATCCTTCGATTCAGATTCAACCACGTCAAAGCATCGATAGTTCTCGATACGTTTCCGAAGGTAATGTCACTGGCATTTCCTGCTGTCGGCTACCACATCGACAAGAGCGACTGGTACGCAAAACTAGGCGACTCGCAAATCTGGTTTGGCGGCCTTGACGACAAAGAGCGCACCGAGAAAATTCTGGGGCAGGAACACGCGACGCTGTATCTGAATGAGTGCAGCCAGATACCGCAGGTATCGCGCGACATGGCATCGACACGGCTTGCGCAAAGCGTTGATCAGATCATGCGCGGCAGGAACCCAACCAAGCTGCGCCCGCGAATGTATTACGACTGCAATCCGCCGAGCAAGAATCACTGGTCGTACAAAATGTTCGTGCAGAAGGTTGATCCTGAAAGCAAGCAGCCGTTACAGCATCCCGACGACTACGCATGTTTCCAGATGAACCCGCAGGACAACGTTGAAAATCTTGCTCCCGGTTACATCAACACCCTGTCTGCGCTGTCGCCACGGCTGCGTAAACGCTTCCTCGCAGGAGAATTTGCAGATGCCACGCCGAATCAGTTGTTCAGCGATGAAACTATTGAAACGTGGCGCGTGCTCGGTGGTGATTTGCCCGATTTTGTTCGCGTGGTTGTTTCTGTCGATCCTTCCGGCTCAGGAGACGTGGACAACGCCGACAATGATGCTATCGGGATTATGGTTTGTGCTCTGGGTACCGATGGCAATGCGTACGTTATCGAAGACTTAACCGTAAAAGCTGGCCCTGCAACATGGGGAAAAGTCGCCGTAGACGCATACGAACGCCATCAAGCGGATTGCATCATCGGAGAGACGAACTACGGCGGCGCTATGGTCGAGTCTACGATACAGGCTGCGCGTCATGGACAGCGCAAAGTGCCTTACAAGGGCGTGAGTGCTACACGCGGCAAGGTCGTGCGTGCAGAGCCGATCAGCGCGTTATACGAGCAGGGTAAGGTTCGCCATATCGGGTATCTGCGGGAGCTTGAGGACGAGCTATCGGGATTCTCGACAGTCGGCTATCTTGGCGATAACAGCCCTAATCGTGCCGATGCTGCAATCTGGGCGCTGACCGAGCTATTCCCCGGCATCGTAAAGCGTGCGATAGCGCAGCCAAAGGAAGATAACGAGTACGCCACTGCCTCCGGGTGGATGTCGTGATCTGGGGCAACCACGCAGAAATGCGCGCAGCAGTAAAGCGCCTGAAACATTTTAAAGATCTGTTTCCTCACGACGCACCTTTCACGTCGGTAACGCCGTTTGGCCGCAACCTCGCGCTGTTTTATGACTCAGTGGATGACGATCTGCTCGGAGACTTCGTGCTGTGCGCCGGGGCCGGACGAATACTAAATAAGCGCTGCGACAGCGTGCGTGTGGCTGATGACGTGACGACGCAGGCGGACATTGCTGCGTGGTACTGGCGCGCTACCGAGATTGTGGAGTGGTCATGACGCTCACATCAACACAATACAGCGGAAGGCCGTTTCGTGATTATTATCTGGCGACAAAGAAATGGTATTTAACGTTTTGCGTAACACGTAACGCTACGGGTTTTGGTTTTCATGCTGACATAACATTTGTGGCGCGCCAGTGGCATAAGCCGTGCTTCAAACTAGACATTCACGTCTGGGAATACAAGGCGTATTTAGAAATCGGAGCAAGGGCATGACACTCAAGCGTGAAATAAGCGAAAAGCAGGTAATCGAATGGAGCGTATACGCCTTTAATCGCAGAATGAAAGAAGGCGTGACCGGGCCGTGGTGGGAGTTGATTCCTGACGATCAGAAGCCGCTTGCGCAGCAGTGGCGCGATGAGAATGCAGCAGCGTTAACCCAAGTATTCGGGAAGACGGAATGACACCCGGCCTGCGTAACCACAAAGCAGCGAGCCTGCGTGTTGCCATTCCCGAAGGCGTGCCCGAGGAAATGCGCGAAGGCATCCGCGAAATCGTGTCGTTGCAATCTGAATCGCAGGGCAAAGGCCACGCGACCAAACTCATGCACGAGGTCTGCACCGAGGCTGACGTTTACGGCAAAGTGCTCTTCCTGCGGCCCCTGCCATTTGCTGACGGCATGGACGCTGACAAGCTGATGCGTTTTTACCGGAAATTTGGATTCGAGAAAATTCAGGATGATCCGGTTGTGCTGATGGCGCGAAAGTTGTTTCACCAATGACCGCAGTGAGCGAAAACCGCATCCCGCAGAATTCCGATGAGATCGAGGATATTCCAGAGTCAGAGGAAACGGACGCCGACATTCTCGAAGAGGCGCGGGCGCGTTATCAGCAATGCGCAGATGCCGAGAGCGATAATTACACGGCGGCGCGCGACGATCTTTTATTTCTGAGCGGCGGTCTTAACCAGTGGGAAGCGGCGAGCGCGCAAATCCGCAAGGCAGAGGGCAGGCCGTGTCTCACCGTCAATAACCTGCCCACGTTCCTGCACAAAGTCACCAACGAGCAGCGGCAGAATACGCCGACGATCAACGTGCATCCGGTTGATGACCATGCCGACAAAGACACGGCGGAAGTGTTGCAAGGCCTGCTGCGGCACATCCAGTACGCCTCCAATGCTGACGTGGCTTACGATACGGCAGTCAACAGCGCGGCGGCGATAGGTTACGGCTGGTTTCGCGCGGTCACGGAATACGAGACGCCGGACAGCTTTGAGCAGACGATTTTAATCAAGCGCATCCGTAACGCGCTGAGCGTGCACATCGATCCGCTTTCCTCCGAGCTTGATGCGAGCGACATGCAATTCGCTTTTCTGGACTGCCTGGAAGCGCGCTCGGAATTCAAGCGCCAGTATCCCGATGCCGGGGCTAACAACACAAATCTTATCGGCGAGGATATGTATCGCGGCTGGTTCACCGACACTACGGTACTGGTCACTGAGTATTACCGCATCAAAAGCACCGAAGCGACGTTGTGCCGTCTGAGCGATGGCTCGGCGGTCTGGAAAGATGACTTGCCCGAAGATCAGCATGGGCTGATTGTCGAAGAGCGCAAAAGCGCCCGCCAGTTGGTGCAATGGTTCAAAATGACCGGCGCGGACATTCTGGAACGCACCGAAATTAAATGCCGCTGGATACCGATCTTTCCGGTCTACGGCGATGAAATCGACATTGACGGCAAGGTTGTGCGTTCGGGGATTATTCGCAACGCCAAAGACCCGTTCAAGATGTATAACCTGTGGATAACGCTTGCCACGGAAGAAGTTGCGATGCGCCCGAAAACGCCTTATGTCGGCGCCGTCGGACAATTTGAAACGGCTAAAAAACAGTGGCAGAACGCGAATAACCGCACCTACGCCTACATCGAATACGATCCGGTAACCGCAGACGGGGCGATGGCGCCCGCGCCACAACGCCAGCCAATGGCCGACATCCCCTCCGGCATGCTGGCGATGGCTATGCATGCGGCGGACAACAAGAAAGCCACCACGGGCCTGTTTGACGCATCCTTGGGGGCGCGCGGCACAGCTACCAGCGGTATACAGGAGCGCGAGCAGCAGGCGCAGGGCGATATCAGCAATTTCCACTACGCCGACAACCTGAATAAATCGGTCTGCCACGCCGGGCGCTGCATTATCGACATGATCCCGCATTACTACGATACCCCGCGCGTGGTGCGCATTCTGGGCGAGGATCAGACCGCCAAGGCGGTGCCGGTCAATCAGCCGTACGAGAAAAAAGACAAAAACGGCGCGCAAACGGTAATGCACGACCTGACCATAGGACGTTATGACGTGACCGTGACAGCGGGGCCGGGCTACACCACCAAGCGGCAGGAGGCGGCAGAGTTCATGACCTCAGCGCTGCAGGCGGCTAAAGACCCGGCGACGTCGAACGTTTTAACGTATCTCGCAGTCAAGAATCAGGATATCGCAGGCGCTGACGAAGCCACAAAAATGCTTAAAAAGCTGCTGCCGCCCAATGTCGCCGAGCCTGACGAAGACGAACAGGAGCCGATGATACAGACGCCCAAAGGCCCGATGCCGGTATCGCAGGTGCCGCAGCTTATCGAGCAGATGGGCCAAGCGCTGCAGAACGCCGAAAAAGAACTGGACAAGGCCAAGGCCGGCGACGTGGAAAACCGGCAGAAAGAATTGCTGATACAGCAGGCCGACACGCAGACCAAGCATTTTGACGCAGAGACCAAGCGCTTCGATCAGGAAGCCAAGGAGCGCGAATCTCAGGAGCGCATCGAAATCGACAAGATGAACGCCCAAACGCAGCGCATTGCAGCGATCAAGGAAGCGCTGACCCCTGAAAACGTGCCAGAAGGCGAGACCGCGCAAGGTCCATCCACTGATGAGATGTCGCGCGCCATTGTTGAATCATTGCGCGAGCAGCAACCCCTGCCGCAGATGATGGAAATACAGGCGCCGAGCGGGCAGACGTATCAAGTCAGATTACATTAAAGGAAATTTAAATGTCAGCTACAAACGTTGCCGAAGACGGACTGCTATCACTTATTTTTACCAACGCAAACTATGCCAACGTTGGCGATGCCACAGGGCTGCGTGGATCCACCACGGCCGGGGTGTTTTATATTTCGCTCTGCACGGCAAGCCCCGGCGAGACCGGCACGCAGACAACCAGCGAAACGGCTTATACCAACTATGTGCGCGTGAGCGTGAACCGTGCTACGGGCGCAGGCGGATGGGTCATTGCGTCCGGCGTGGCTGACAACGTAAGTGCGATCAGTTTTGCGGCTTGCGGCGTAACCGGCGCAACGCTAACTGACTTTGGCATCGGTTCGGCTTCTTCCGGGGCGGGCAACCTGTTTTTCTACGGCGCCCTGAGCGGCAGTCTTGTTGTGTCATCCGGCGTAACTCCCAGTTTTGCCATTGGGGCTTTGGACAACACCTTAGATTGAGATGAACTCAATAAACCGCACTGACCTGCTACAAAAGCAGCGCATCGCCGTTAGCAGCGAAGGCGATCTTGTCGTTATGGACTTGGGTAATGTGCAGGTAAAACTCTCGTACGAAACGGCGCTGTTGCTGTCGCAGTGGCTGCGCGTGCGCGCCAAGGAAGCAAAACAACGCGCAGGCGATCAGTCGCGCCATTGGAGTTGTGTTGGCGTCCTGCATGACGAGAATTACGGGCCGAATGTAACGCGAGGCTGATATGGCAATTTTTGGCTACAACGTTATCGGTGGCACCGGCGGTAACGTTGCGGTCAACCAGTGGGACGCGACCGGGCCGTTTGTTGCGCCTGCTAACGGCACCATTGATTCCATAGAGTTTTACGGCAATCAGAGTAGCGGCTCATCGCGCGTTACGATGGGCGTCTACAACGATGTGGCCGGGGTGCCGACCGGTTCGCCGGTGGCTGTCAGTGCGGAAATCACACCCGGCGTCAGTGCTGCATGGCAACTGGCAACTGTCGCCAGCGGATCCATTGTCAGCGGCAATTCATACTGGATAGTCATCATTGCGGGCGGGGCTAACTCGGCCATATATTACGATTCCAGCACGCCGAATAACATTGATTACAACGCCAGCGTAACCTATAGCGCGGGATCGCTGCCGTCGGCGCCATCGGTGACTCAGCTTGCCGGACTTTCGCGCAGCATCAGAGTTAATTACACGCCCAGCGGAGGGTCCGGAGCCATAGCGGGCACGGACGCGATGGCCTTCACGCAGGCCGGCGCCCTTACCGGAGCCGGGGCTTTGGCCGGCGCTGATGCGATGGCGTTCACCAACGCGGGCGTGCTCATCGGCACGGCACCGATATCCGGTGTCAACGCCATGACGTTCGCCAATACCGGCACGCTGGCAGGTCCTGGCGCCATCTCGGGCGCCGATGCCCTGATCATGACCAACACGGGCACCATGATCGGCTTGGGGGCATTGGCAGGCCTTAATGCCATGATCCTGAGCAATAGCGGCACGTTGGCGCAGCCAGGGGCGATGCTCGGCACCAATGCCATGCAGTTCGGCAACAGCGGTGCTATGGCCGGGAATGGTGCGCTGGCAGGACTTAATTTCATGCGGTTCGTCAACAGCGGATCGCTGGTGCAACCGCCGCAAATCAGTGTGGGTGGCGGGATACGCCGTCTGGCGAATTTCAGCCAATATAAAGTTGAATCCGAGTCCGACAAACTCGCGCGCCGACAGCGCGACGGTTATTTCGATGCAGACAAGGCCGCGCTGCAAACCGAGCAAAGCGCCGTAGCTGACGCGCTGCTGCTGCAGTCGCAACTGGATCAATACCGGCAGCAGGCACTGGCCGCGCAAGCCCAATTAGCGCAAATGGCGCAGTTACAGGCCGAGCGCAACAGCCAGATCATTGAGCAAAAGATGCTCAGGAAGCGCCAGGAAATGCAGATGGCGCAATTGCAGCAGGAAGCCGCACAGAGCGCGCAGGAACTCAATGACGTGGCGTATATCGCGAATGAGGTGGTGAAAATGCTGGAAGCGAGGAATAGATGATGAATGAAAACGCAATGAACCTGGTGACGCTCACGTTTCAGCAGGCAGAAGGCCATGCCGTAGATTTCCCGGAAGCCGAATACAAGGCGGCGCTTGAGCAGTTTTCAGAGGTAGCGCAACGCTTCGGCTATCGATTGGCTGGGTATCGACTTCATCGCGCAGTACTAACGAGTAAGCCGCTCGCGCCGGATGCGCGTAACTTTCAGGAGATAACACTTGACAGATGAAGCAGGAAATGGCGAAATAGCCACCGAACCGGCGATTACAGAGGTTCAAAGCCCCGCCTCGGCAGCGGACGAACAGAATGCCGAAATCCCCGCTCCTGGTGCGGACGAACAGAAACCGGAAGAAGTAGCGGAGACGCCTGAGCAGGTCGAAGCTAAGAAAGAATCCCGGAGATTAAGGGCTGAACGACGGCGAACTGCAGAGCTTGCCACCGCGCAGACCGAAGCCAGGATTTACAAAGAGCTTGCACTTGCCAAGGCTGCAGAAACCGCAGCTTCTAACGCTCCACAAGCCCCCAAGCGCGAAGACTTCGATGACTACGAGAAGTATATCGATGCTCGTTCCGACTACCGTTACGAGTTAAAGAGATTCGAAGACAAAGAAGCCGAGCGCAAAGAGGCTCGCGGGAAACCGCAGGCGGCGCAGAAAGATGCAGTCCCCGACGACGTTAAAAAAGCATGGGAAGCCCGCGAGTCTGCGGTATCCAAAGCCCATACTGATTATCGCGAAGTCGTTAACGATTTTGTTGACAATGATTTCAAGCGATTCTCCGGATTGTCGGCTGATTTCGTGATGGAGTCAGAACTCGGGCCGCAGATTCTGTACCACCTTGGGACGCATGAAGATATCGCGGAATCGATAGCGAAATTATCTCCGGTTAGACAGGCCGCAGAACTGGCGAAGCTGGAAGATCAGCTAACCAAGGCGGCGGCAAAGAAGGCGAGTAACGCACCACCACCCGCAAACCATACGAGGGGCGGCAAGACGTTCTCCAAAGACCCGAGCAAGATGAGTCAGCGGGAATATGAGTCTTGGCGCAAAGAGCAGGGGGCGCGGTTGGTTTAAATAAACATCAGGCAACAGGCCGTCGTGACGACGCCCGATCCTGCAACTGGAGCTTTACCTCATGACGAATACCCTTGTCACGTGCACTATTGTTGCAAAGGAATCGCTCGCGATTCTTAAAAACATGCTCACATACTCCGCCGCGGTAAACCGCGATTGGGAAGATGAGTTTACGAGCAATATGTCTCGCGGCTACGCACCCGGCGCGACGATCAATATCAAAAAGCCGCCGCGCTATGTTTACCGCGCCGGCCGTGTGGCTGTGCCGCAGGCAACCGTTGAAACCACCGTACCGCTCTCGCTCTCTCAAGGCGGCTGTGATATCAACTTTACCGGCCTTGAGCGCACGCTGAGCTTAACCCAACTCGAACAAAAGATTCAGGCCGCCATTGCGCCTGTGGCCAACGAAATCGACCGCCAGGGACTGCAGCTTGCGCATTTCGCGACATTTAATACGTTAAATCCTACGGGCGTTGTTCCCAATACTCAGGCGTTGGCGCTGGCAGCGGTTACGGGCCTGAATCAGCGTCTTGATGAAATGGCCGCACCGCGTGATAAGCAGCGCGCGCTCATTTCCAATCCGTCACTGAATGCCAACCTGATTCAGGGCTTTGCCGGTTTGTTCAATTCATCGGATATTATCAGCAAGCAGTTTAAATCGGGAATGATGGTTGACTCACTGGGCATCGCCTACGCGATGGATCAGAACGTTGACGTGCATCTGAATGGAGCTGCGACGGCAACCAACATCGCGGGCGCCAACCAGACCGGCTCATCGGTTACGGTAGTCGCTGTTGCAGGCGGCACGCTGACGCGCGGCACGGTTATTACGCTGCCGGGTGTTTTTGCTGTCAATCCGCAAAGCCGCCAATCTACCGGCACGCTGGCTAACTTCGTGGTCACGGCGGATGTGTTGCTGGCGGCGACCTCGATACCAATCAGCCCCGCCATCGTGGTTTCCGGCCCCTTCCAGAACGTTACGGCAAGCCCGACCACCGGCGCGCCTTACATCATATTGGGGGCGGCCAATACCAGTTACAACACCAACGTAGCCTTCCACAAAGACGCATTCACCTTGGCGATGGTGCCGATGTTTGCGCCGACCGGCGGACGCGGCGTTATCGACGTGTCGCAGCAATCGAGCGATGGGTTCACGGTCAAGGTCACGCAGTTTTATGACGGCGTGAACGATAACTACATCATGCGTATCGATGTGTTATTTGGCTGGGCAGCCACCTATCCGGAGTTGAGCGTTAAATATTATTCCGTTTGAGATTACACAATATAGGAGCTAACGATGAGCAAAAATGACGATGTAATCCAGCAGGAAGAAGACGCAGAAAAAGCGCATCAGCGTGAACTGGCGGCGAAAGCCAAGTCCGAACCCGTGCCGAAGCTGTCGGTTCCACAATCGGTAAAAGCCCTGCGCGATCACGTTCAGAACCTCAAGTTTTTGATGGAAAAAGGTTCGAAGAGCGATACCGATCAAATCCCGGCCAGACTGGGTGAAGTTATCGCGTGGCTCGATGGCGTGATGGACGACAAGCGGGACAACCCCGTATCCGTCACGCACGCAACTAATCCGGCCCTCTTCGACACACCCCATAAATAAAGGAAAAAATCATGGCCGCATTACTCAGTAAAGGCTACAACGGATATCTATCCGGCACCGTCGTAAACCTGCCGACAAGCATTGAGGCCGCGCTAATTGCTCAAGGCCTGGCGAGCGCCTCGGTAGTGGCAAGCACCACCACCGGCGCTGTAACGGCGAACCTGCCGTACGGGATTTGCGCCATAGCCATCGGCGCAAGTTCTGTCGTCATCACCAATAACCTTGTGGACGCCAATACGCCTGTAGGCGCCATTGTCTGCCAGGCAGCTGCTGACAGCACCTTGGTGCGCGTGGAGCGCGTCCTGTCTGCCGCAGGGTCATTCACGATCTACGGCACGGCTAACGCCACGGCAATAACGCTGGTCAAGTGGTGGGTTGTCAACACCGGGCAAACCGCGACCAACTAAGCGAACTGCGGGCGGGAGGGAAATCTTCCGCCTGTTTCCCATGGGGTTGATATGGCACAAAACACGATTACGGTGGGCCGCTGATGCCAAGCCCCACGACGGTGCTCGCCATAGGCCGCAGCGCGCTTGGGCTTACCAATGCCATAGGCACGGATCAGACGCTTACGGCGGACGAAGCCGCTACGGTTCTGGAGGTCTTTAACGATACGCTGGAAAGCTGGTCTATCGATGATCTGGCTGTCTACAATTCGGCCAACACGACTTACAACACCATCGCCAATCAGGGCACTTATACCATTGGCAGCGGTGGCGATTTCAACGGCGAGCGGCCTATTTTTATCGGCGAGCCGGCCTACATAACCTATCAGACGGTTTCCTACCAGATTACCGAGATTACGCAGGAGCAGTACAACGCCATTGCCATCAAGACGCAGCCCAACATCCTGCCGCAATGGTTTCTGTATGTGAATGACTTCCCGCTCGGGCGCATTACCCTGTGGCCTGTTCCATCACAGGTTTTGCCGGTCACATTCAGTATCGGCGCGGCGCTTACGGCGGCCACCAGCGTAGGGCAGACGGTGACTTACCCGAAAGGCTATGCCGAGGGGTTTGTCTACGATCTGGCGGTCAAGCTCGTAGACAAACCCGGCAAGCACATGCGGGACTACCCGGACATTTTGAAGCTGCGCGACGAAATCAAAGGCTCCATAAAGCGCGCCAACAATACCCCGGCAATTCTGAGATTCGACCCGCAGTTGCTGGGCGATAACTATTATTTCAATTACGGCAACGGGTTTGGATTCTGATGTCGCGCATTTCTTTATTCGGCATCGGCCAGCTTTCCAAAAGCGCTTACGTCACCGCTAAGCAGATCATCAACGCCTACTGCGAAAAGCGCCCCGATGGCGAAAAATCGTCTCTGGTCTGTTACCAGACGCCAGGCGAAATTCTGTTTGCATCGATGGGCGATACCCCGTTGCGCGGGGCCATTGAGTTCGAACCCGGCAATGTCGCGTACTTCGTGCATCGCGGCACCTTATGGGAAATCAACAACGCCGGCGTAACCGTTTCACGTGGAACCTTGCTGAGCACAGCGGGGCGCGTGTCGCTATCGCATAACGGCGTGCAGGTGATGATTGTCGATGGCGCATCCGGCTATATCTACAACACTTCAACGCTTGCGTTCGCGCAGATTACCGATCCTGATTTCCCGGCCAATCCGACGACGGTAACGTATCTGTCGCGCCGCTTTATCGTCAGTCTCTTAAATTCCAGCCGCTTTTATTGCTCGGATATCGATAACGGGTTGTCGTGGGACGCGCTGAATTTTGCCAATGCCGAAACCAACCCTGATCCGATAATTGCGGTATGGGCGAGCAACGGCCAGCTTATTCTGATGGGAGCGATTACTTGCGAATACTGGGGTAACTCCGGGGCGCTGGATTTCCCGTTTTCACTGATCCCCGGCACTGCGACAGAATGGGGACTTGCCGCACGCTGGTCGATTGCGAAGTACGACAATACGCTCGCCTATCTGGTAAAGAACCGCATGGGACAGGTGATGCTGGCGAAATTAAGCGGCTACCTGCCGGAGCGCGTGTCTACGCCGGACTTTGACGCGATCATAAACGCATACCCGGATACCGCGAATGCCTCCGCCTATAGCTACATGCTCGGCGGGCATCCGATGTATGTCATTAATTTTCCATCTGCGGGAACCGGGGCGACATGGCTTTATGACGGGTCGACCGGATTCTTTGCGCAGCTTAAAAGTTCCGGCAGCACGCGCCACAACGCTGAATTTTCCTTTACGCTGCTTGGGCGCACGTTGGTTGCGGACAGCACGACCGGCAATATCTACACGCTGACCGCAGCGGCGCTTACCGACAATGGCGCATCAATCGTGCGTGAGCTGGTGAGCGAGACCATAGCCGATGCCGATCAGAATTGGATACCCATCAATGTGGTGCGCCTTGACATAGAGGCGGGCGTGGGTTTGGCGGTAGGGCAAGGCTCCAATCCGCAGATCGGCATGCAGGTATCCCGCGATAACGGCAAGACGTGGGGGCCGCAGATGTGGAAAACGATGGGGGCGGTAGGTGAATATCGAACGCGCTGCGAATGGCGCAGGTTGGGTACCGCACGCTTCGCCACATTCCGCTTCGCCATCTCCGACCCGGTGCCGTTCACGATTGTAGACGCCTGCGTTAATCCGGTGACCTGATGGCAAGCCCGCTCATCGCTCAGCCGCCCACTGACGCCGTGGACACGCAGGACGCCAACGGCATGCTTTCGCCGCCGAAAGAAGGCTGGCGCAATTTTTTCGGAAATGTCTTCAATATTTGCCTTGGTGTGACCCAAAGCGGCCCCACGGCACAGCGCCCGGTGAGCAGGCTTTGGACTGGCAGGCCGTATTTCGATACCACGCTTGGTAAGCCGGTGTGGCTTAAATCAACTTTCCCGACTGTTTGGGTGGATGGGACGGGGGTTAGTGTGTAGATATGCCCAATAAACTTGAATTATCTGGAATGAAATTCACCCGACTATTGGTGATTAGAGTTACTGATGAACGTGACAATCAGGGTCTCGTTAAATGGTTATGCAAATGTGATTGCGGAAATACGTTGACGGTAGGCGCATCATATTTAAAAAAAGGCAATACCAAATCATGTGGGTGCCTTCAAAAAGAAGCCGCATCGAAAAATGGAATAACGACTCATGGCATGTCTAATTCGCATGAATACAATGTGTGGCGCGGGATCTTAAAGAGATGTTTTAACAATAAAAATGATCAATATAAAAATTATGGCGCAAGAGGAATAACGGTTTGCCGCAGTTGGTTGAAGTTTGAGAATTTCATAGCTGACATGGGGATTAGACCCGATGGAATGTCCATAGAAAGAATCGACAATAACGGAAACTATTGTCCTGAAAATTGCAAGTGGGCCACGTATGGTGAGCAATGCTCTAATAAAAGAACAAATGTTTATTTATATGCAAATGGTAGGTGTTTAACTATTGCGCAGTGGAGTGCCGAAACCGGAATCAATAGACAAACCTTGTACTGGCGATCGCGTCAGAAATGGCCAGTAGATCGCATGTTTTCGAGTGCGCCGGTATGAGCGGTGTTGACGCAGCGCTGCGTTCAAAGGTGTTTGATATGGAAGAGCATATCAAGCGCGAACTGCCGCCTGTGGAGTGTCCGGTAAAGCATTATTTCAGCAAGGGGTTGTATGCGCGAGAAATGTTTATCCCGAAAGGCACCATCGTTACCGGAAAAATTCACAAGCACGAGAATTTCAACATCATGTCGCAGGGAGACTTGTCCGTGTTGACAGAGGATGGTGTTAAGCGTGTGAAAGCGCCTTTTTCCGTGGTGTCTCCACCGGGCACGAAACGCATTGCGTACGCGCACGAAGATACGATTTGGACAACGATCCACGCAACAGAAGAGCGTGATTTAGCAAATATTGAACTTGAATTCACTGCTGGCAGCGAACAGGAATATCTGGCGTTCAGCATGCAACAATTGGAGGTGGCGTAATGTCATGGGCGGCTGTAGCGGGCGCAGCAGTAGCCGTAGTCGGCGGCGCGGTAAGCGCGAGTAATTCAGCAGGGGCAGCGGGTGACGCAGCAGCAGCGCAAGGGCAGTCTTCTGCTGCCGCCATTGCGGAACAGCGCCGCCAGTACGATCAAACGCGGCAGGATCAGGCCCCATTTCTTTCTACCGGCACAGCAGCGAATCGGCGCTTATCTGAATTGCTGGGGCTTGGAAACGGCAATTACAACGCCATGCAGTGGGCAAGGGGAGAGGGTTTACAGAAGACCATAAAAGATTATGGACTAGCGGGAACGGGCTGGGCACCTGACCAAAATACATTCGATCAGTTGGTGCAAATAGCCCCTGATAACATAAAGGCGCTTGATCTTCAGGCCGGTAACAGCCCGGATTCCGGCTCGCTGTTGCGCAAGTTTTCGTCGGCTGATCTGGCTGCTGATCCTGTTTACAATTCCGGTCTGCAGTTCGGTCTGGATCAGGGCACGCAAGGCATCAACAGCCGGGCAATCGCACAGGGCGGTTATGACTCCGGCGCGACACTGAAAGCGCTGACCCGCTTCGGCAACGACTACGGCAGCACCAAGGCCAATGAGTCGTATAACCGCTACACGCAGGATCAGACCAATATCTACAACAAGCTCGCAGGCATATCAGGAACCGGGCAGGTTGCAGCGGGTCAGGTCGCGGCAGCGGGCACCAATGCGGCGAACAACATTTCTGAACTGGATACGCAGGCCGGGAACGCGCGCGCGGCGGGCATTGTCGGCGGGGCTAATGCATGGGGCGGCGCGCTTTCTGGCGTAAATAATGCATACAACAGTTACCAGTCCAACCAGACGCTGCAGCAATTAATAAAGAGTCGCGGCAATAGCGGAACCTACAGCGGCGCGTTAAATGGTGTCGGCGGCTACTACGAT